ATCTGTGATCGCTATCCTGAAATTAATCTAGCTGAAAAGAGAAGATATAGATGTGTAGCAGAATATCTCATTCGACAAGGAGAATTAACTAAACTAAGAGATGAAAATGGCAAATTAATCAAGAAAATTGGTAATATGCAAAAAGCAGTTGTCCTCTATAAACCTTTAGAAAAATTACTTGAAACATTAAAAAAATCAGGGTTAGGACATTTAGTTAAATCAGTACCAAGAACTAGTGCTGTGAAAAAAGAAGAAACTTGATACACTAAATTAACTAGAGAATTACATGACTAGCAGAAGAAACAAACTACTCCTAAAAATGTTGGGAACAACTACTGGAGAAACAGAAGAGAAATTATTAAAACTTTCAATTGAACGTATTGTTGCTGATCAAGCAGAGTATTATAAGAAATTTTATAAAAATGAAGGCCCAGGTGCAATGGTTTTTATGCCTCAAAAGAAAGATGAGGATAGTATGTTTTATTTAACTGTAGATTTACTAATAAAAGCAGTAAATGATGCAAATAATAGAGATCTAGGAGGAGTAGAGCATTTAAGAAAAGCAATATCAATAGCAGAATCACTTGATCCTGAGAAAGAAGCTTTATTTGTTCTCCAAGATAAAGATGATATTCAACTATTTCACTTCAAAACAGATGAAGAAAATCCAAGCCTTCTTCAGATGTGAAAAAACGTAAGCTCACTTGGGCTAATTACCGAGTTATTCTCGGAAGAATTGAACATATTGAATATGATTGGCTAACTCCAGCAGAATACATACCTTACATATCTGCATTATTAGGAGATATTGACCTTGATCCTTGCTCCACACATAATGCTAATAGTCAATTTTTAAGAGCTAGAAAAATATATACGTTAAAAGAAGACGGACTAAACATTGAGGAACCTTGGACAGGTACAACATACTTATTTCCACCTACATATGGTAGATGTTCTTTTAGTAAAGAAAGAGGTACATGGAGATGGAGTAAAAAAGCTGGTGTGGCGGCTAAAGCACCGTCAGTTGTATGGTTTAAACGTTTAATTCGAGAATGGAAATTAAGAAATATACCTGAAGCTCTCTGTTATACAATTTATCCAGAAATGATGAGGATACTACCAGAAATGTGGGATTATCCTGTATGTATACCAACAGATAGACCTAATACTATTCATGGAAAAGGATTTTTTACTCTTAAGTCTCCTATTTATTGGGGATATTTTATTTATCTACCAAAATTAGAACATGGCTTTCAACAAGCTGATCGATTTAAAGAAATATTTTCACATATTGGAAAAGTAATTTGTTAACTTGTAAAAGGACGAGGCCAATTATTCGCTCGTAAAGAACTTACATAACCACGTAAAAATCTCATACCGTCAGTATTATCTACTGTGTGACCATGACCACGTAATCCTTCATAACGTTCGTCAACGTTATAATCTTGGCTAAACTGGGGATTCATACTTATATTGTATTTGAAACGAATATGACAATGACTAAGACACAAGAAGAAATTGCAGCAACTTGTGAAGACATAAAAGAATTACTTTTATATAAAAATAAACAATATGGTGATTCTGCATTACATCCTTGCAGAATATTTAGTAAATCTAGTGCTGTAGAACAAATTCTTGTAAGAATTGATGACAAAATAAACCGTATCCAAAAAGGAGCTGGTTTAGTAGGAGAAGATGAAGATGTAATACAAGACTTGATTGGATATTTAGTTTTGCTTAAAATAGGTTTAAATCACCAGAAGGCTGAAACAAATGGATTATGAAGTAATTAAAGAAGCATATAAAGACAATCCAGAACTTCAATTAATGGATGCGTTAGATATGCTTAGTCGAGATCCTGTTGCCGCTTCGGAGATCCTAGACTCCGTGGCTTCTCGTTCCAATAACGAAAAAATCGACGTACAACCTCTTGAGATGGGTCCCACTGAAGTAACTTTTTCTCAAGATATTCAATTGCTTTCACCTGATTGGGTGCCCCAGTATAAGTCTCAGGGAGATTCAATAAGCATCTCTTGGCGTGACACCGATGAGGAACAAACGTTGGAATTGTCTTGTCAGGGGCCAAATACATATCCAGTTCCGTTCGACGTTGAGCTACCATTAGATCTCCACCTGAACACCACAACCGATTAATAAAAGGACTCCATTCACGAATTATTGCTGTCTTAGTAGCATGAGTATTAATTAATTCTAGAAGACGACAGGTTTTTAAAGAACTAATACCAATACTAAAAGCAAAGCTAAGAATAGCTGCCTTTCTATTTCTATTTAGTGGAACAAATACATATTTAGAAACTAAATCAGAAAATTCTTTTAAATCCTCTTCTAATTGTTTGTCAATTTCTTCTTCTGTAGCTATATCATTAGGTCCTAAATAGCTTTTACCTAATTTTTTACTGCCATAACCAATACGCCATATATCTTCTCCATAATCCTTATACGCTGCATAACGACCCATACTGAGATCAGTACGTGGTGCGTTATAACTTTTTATAAGATTAATCCCTTTTCGAGTTAAAAAGGGATGTTCTTTCCATTTTTCTTTTAACTTAGTTTTCTTATGGGACGTCAACGCTGCCGTTATAACTTACTTCAGAGTAACCATCTAAAGTAAGCAACACAACATAATCTTTAGCTGCGTTAGTTACCGCAACACCAACAGCGCCTTTACCTTTACCATCTTTAGCTATATTTGTGAAAACTTTATAACCAGTAGCAGCACTACTACCTGCATAAGCATCCTCTTGGAATACCTCCATGGTGTTTACACCGCTGGTTTTATCAAGTTTTACAATAATGTTTCCAGTTCCACCTGGATTAACACGGAAAGCTCTAATAGCTTCTCCTGGATTTCCTGATGACGTTGCACCAAGATAAGTAACTTCAGAACCTGTATCGACACTAAATGTGTCTATAGTGCCTTCAATAGTGCGAGTAGCCATAGTATTTAGGAAACCTGTCCCATCGTGGAGATGTTGAATTTAATATCGGCATCAATGCCGTGATCTTTCAGAACGCCAAAAAACATTTGACGATCCATAGCTCTTTGATGGAGCATTTCGATAAAGGCTTCCTCTAAATCATCACGATCTAAATTTTGAATCGCTAGAGCAGTGGCATGAATTTGAAATTCAACATCCATCGGAAGCTCGATTGCATCCATAAATAGCTAAAACCTTATAGTTATCTTACCAAGACTGAATTAAAGAGCAATATCAATCGATAATACGACGTACCGTAGTTATTTTATGCATCTGCTCATCTTTTTTTAAATATAATGAACTCACACTGTAGGTTCCACCAAACATTATGAGAAAAGTAAGAACAGCTGGTTCCATTAGTGATACCTCTTCATAAACCTATTCTATGATCCCTCACACACGTATTACTCCATTAATGACTTTACCTCTAATGTCATTTCTTTCTTTCCCTCTTAAAGCAGCGTCACCTGTAGCAGGTAAGTCTTGAGCAATACGTTCTGGAATCCAACGTTCTGGATTTTTTGTATATTTAGCTAAAAAATCTTTTGCTGGATCAACTGGAGACCCATCCGATGGAGACATCATTTGTAATACACGGAATCACCTTTTCCGTAGGTAGAAATTGTAACGGGTAGAACTTCTGTTCCATCCAAGACTTTAGTCTAACAAATCTTTTTTCACAGTATTTATTATTTTTTTCTGTATACCATTCTTCTAGTAATGTAGAGGCTTTTTCTCTATTACATTCAGAACAACAACAACACATGTTTGTTCTTACATTATGACCGCCTTTAAATTTTGGAACTATATGATCAATAGTCGCTGTATCTTCATCTAATGGCTTAGAACAGTAGGCACATTCCCAATTCCAGTCTTTAAATATTCGTTGTCTAAATTCATGCCGAGCGTTTTTCGGAGTGAGAGAAATGAGGTTAAGTAAAAGATCATTCTCACAATGAATCATTAACTATTTTGCAGCCTTGAAAAAACTGTAGACTGCATAAACCTGCCTTAAATTTGATCCACTAGGCTAAGAGGCTCTTCATCAGCGGGATCATAGTCAGCTTCCTCTAAAAGCTTAAGTAAATAATAATGAATTTTATCTGTAACCCATCGTAAATCCTCATCACTGATGTCACTAATAATGGCATCTAGTGATAACTCACGAGATGGCGCTCGTACATGTTCTGCTAATAATTCTAAGGCTTTATATCGATTTCTGTTTAATTCGCCCAACATTGTTTTAAGAGGCTACATCCTCAGAGTCAGTGGAATCAGTATCACTTTCTGCTTCTTGTTTTTGAATTGCTGCAAACTCAAGAGCACCAAGAACCTTTAAATACTGTTCTCTAAGTCTAGACATCTGAGCCTCAGATTGCCTAATATTATCTTCTAAAGTTTGTTTCTGCTCTTGTAACTGTTCTTCAAGAGATTTTGCTGCTTCAGCCATTAGTAAAAAATTAAAACGTCACATAGGAGAATAATATCCCCTAATCTTTAACCGTATCTATATACTCTCTAAAATTGACCCAACACCAACCTGTAGCACCTCCTGCAACGAAAAGTCGTCTATTAAAATGTTCAAAATTATATTTAACATTCTTACCAGCAACTGCTCCTCTATCTTTCCATCCTCCATTTATTAAATCTAATTCGCCAAAAGGATCTTGAACTAACCAATAATCATATCCATACCCAGTAATTACTACATAGTGAGCGCCACCTACAGGCTTATCAATGTGTTTTTTAGAAATAATACTAGCAATAACTGGTAAACCTTTTTTTATGTTGTCCTTAATATCTTCAGAATCTACTGACTGATTAAAAGTAGCTGTATAACCTAAAGTCTTAATTGATTGGAGATGTGCATCACGAGATCCATTGGAACCACGCTTATTAAGTAGATTGATATAGTCATTAACACCGTTAATACCCTTTGCATCAAGGTATCTCAACACCATAGACATACAAAATGCTTGGCTTCTTCTCCATCCTTTTATCTCCTCTTCATTAAAATATTCATACGGAAATTCTCTTAAATAAATTAAATCTTTTTTTTGAGCAAATGGTTGAACTGAAATCTCTGTCTTTAAACCTTTCCAATGATCGTCATATACCCACCACTTACCTAAACCAAACCCAAGTTCCAAAAAAGTATGATTATCTTCACGCTCTAAAACATAGCAGCGACGAATAGCTCTACCTCCATAAACTTTTGCTTTTTCATCTGAATCAAGACGAATAGCTGGTAAAGGTCTTTTTTTTAACCAAGTATTATTTTTAGACGTCATTGAAACCCAACCCCATTTAAATTCTGGAGGTTTCTGACAAAATAACTCTAATTCAGCTGCACGGCGCCTAGAAAGCCCCTGAAAGACTTGATTACCCTCTTTGTTCCATTTATGCAATTCTTCTTTAGCAACTTCTGAGGGGTCTTCTAGGTCGTTTATACGCTTTAATAGCTTTGAATTGAAAAGTTTATCAACTCCAATATTAGAAGCAAACGAAAATAAAGCATCAAATTGATTTTGATTTATAGGTGCAGTAACTATTTGACTAACTTCTTTTTCTAAATGATTTACAGATTCTTTTGATAAAGGAGCACCTTCAAAAAGACGGATAGTGTCTAACCCCGCCTGTGAGACGTGATTAATATGCACTTAGCAACCTTCTATTGCTTTAGCTATATCGCCACCAAGGTTTGCCCCTGTTTTTTGTCCAAACATTGTTGCCCATCCGCCAGCGACCCAGCCAATTATAGGAATATTAGAAAGCGCAGGAGCCGCCTGAGCACCTACAGAAGCTCCTATAACACCTCCTGTAGAGCCTCCAGCTCCTTCTGCCTTGATACAAGCAATCTCTTTAGCTGTAAGTTTGGAGGCATCATCACCGCCATCTAAGTGTACTTTGCCGTTCATTGTATATTCTTCATACAAGTTCACTACTGTAGGTTCTTTATTAAATGCACCACCAGGTTTGACTACATCTTCTGTTTTCACCATTACCTTCGGATCATTAGCGTTATATCTAATCTTGTAGCCGTCTTTGGTAGCTTCCATCTCATAAGACGTATAACTACCAACTGGAAAATCGACAACTGGCAAGTTGCCTTTGTTTATTAACGCTCCCATTAACCCCATATTTGAGACTCCTAGAAAGGCGCCTAATCCCAGAGCTGTCCAATTCATGTTGCTCTTCCTATACATTCAAAATTCAAGACTCAAGAGAGGTCTTGTTATCCACTGTAGTAATTTTAATAGGCGCTTGCTCGATACGCAATGTTTGAGTAGGACCAACTTGTGACATCTTTTCAATTAAGCGTTCAAAATCTGCTCTACTAATATCATTTAAACCACCTCCTTTCTTGTTATCTATCTTCATTGTTCCATCGCCTTTTTTAGATGCTGTCTGGAGGCCAAAACTCGCCAAAGCTCCTGTAAACACTGAGGCTACAAAGGTTATATCTTTAGGTGCTTGCTGCCCAAATGCAGGTAAAGTAATGTAATTTAATGAAATGATAAATCCACTCCAAACGACAACACCAAGCCTCACAAAAGTGGACAAAATTACTAACTGTTCTTCCTTATCATCAATACCTTCTTTTATTTTTGTAAATACATTCTTTTTTTTCTCGTCTTTTTTGGAAGGTGTCGTAGGAGACTTTGTCACATCTTCAGTCATCGTATGATAGCAATACCTACTAAGTTTACCCCTTAGTAAACTTAGAAAATAACACATTAATTATTAGTCAAATGTGGAAATTATTGCCAATAATATTTTTGTTTGGTGCTCCAGCAGCTCGTGCCGATTTGGTACATACTCTGAGTACGTCAA